TTAGCGTGTGCGTTTTGATGCCCTGCTACTTGGTCAGGCGAGAAGTATGGTTTCTCTACTGCTGAAAGTGAAGCTATCTCTGCAAGTTTAGAGAATTGTATGTTCATAAGTCTTTGCATATCTTTTGATGTTCTTACAAGCCCTCTAAAGCGTTCTATGTTGTCAATGTACCATCTTTCAAAGTAAAGTGGGACAATAGGAATTTCTGAACCTGCGATTATTCCTTTGTCTTCTAAGACTTTAGCGCCACTCATTATATACTTATGGACTTTTTTACGTTTAATGGTTCGTTCTTTTACTAAAGTTGAGCCAATTGCTTCTAGTTCTGCAATTTCTTCAGCTTCTAAATCTTCTTTTTCAAATCTTTCTAACTCTTCGCCAACAAGAGGTTTGTAATATACGAAAGTTTCTTCTTTGATTTCTTTTACATAATACTCAGCGATATATATTTTATCGTCTGTGTTCCAATCAAATTGATTAGTCTCTACGTTTTTATCAACACTTGTAGGAGATTCTTCTTCACCATATCTTTCTTTGAATGTCTCTGGAGTAATTGCGTGTAGTACAAAACACCAATTAGCATCACTCTTGTCATATCTTATTGAATTAGGGTCCCAGTAAACACTAGTATCTGCATCAACTATTGGTTCTATAAAGATGCGTTGATATTCATTCTCTTCATCGTATTCATCTTCATAATCGTTTCTAAGTCTCCAAGAACCAAAACCACCGGCACTTGCTTCAGTGAAAGAGTTATCACGTCACTGTCTGAACCATCTTTTGAAACAAAGTCAACTGTTAATCTGTTTTTTCTGTATTCTGCTTTAAGTTTAAGGAGAGGCATTGCGATTTTATTGATTTCTAGTTTAGGCTTATTCTCGAAGAATTGTCCTAGTTCATCTTCCCATTGTGCGCCGGCTATTGAAGCGAATCGTCTGTCCTCTAAAGATTGTTTTCTCTCGTCATAAGAATTAGATTGAACTTTGTTCATTCGTTGTATTGCTGTCTCGTGAACTGCCTCTAAATCTTTATCTTTCTTTTGAGCCATCTTTAAAGCCTTTGGACATTTTTCACTATTATACCATAATCATTCAAAGATTAACAATCATCTCCCAAAACTTGGCATTGGTATACTTCCTGCGTGTTCTACTACTATTTCTTTTCGTTTGTGTCTTCTTACATCAGCATATGACATAATAAAAGCATCCGCTATGTTTGGCGAAGAAATACCACGCTTCTTCAAATCTTTTTTACTCTCAACTTTTACACGTCCATTGTTATCATAATCTTTTCTAGGGATTGATAGTTCGGTTATTAGTTTCTCTAAATTATCTACATTGCTATCTATTGCTATTATTTGATCTTCGTCAAACGGTTCATTATTCTCAATTGCATTATAAGTGGCTTTTAGTCTATCAGCTATAGTCCACCACGATTGGGCTTTTAAGTTTGCGAAGAAGTCTTTGTTTTTAATCTTAGGCATATAAAACTTCTCTGGAAACCTCACACCATCCGCTGCGTTAAATTTATGAAACTTTATATTATCTATTCCATTATCGTTGAGTTCTTTGACCTTACTTCCTACCCCAGCACCAACACCGATTGAATCATATATTATTTCAGCGTTTATTGCTTTAGCCTGGTTAAACACTCTGATTGCTGATTTGTTAAGCTCATGCTCTTTTGCTCTCCACTCTGTTATCTCTGTTGTGAGCAATCCGTATCTTGATACAGTTGAGTTGCTATCTCCGCCATCATCTGCAACATCAAATCCTATAACCTTGACACCCTTTGGCTCAATGTTTAATTTTTTATGAGCGTCAATTGCTGCCATTACCCAAGCTCTTTTAATGATAGATTCGTTATCATCAAGCTTTGGCTCTCCTAAGTAAATATGTCTATACTCTTCTTCATCTTCTTTTTTTGCGTGTTCTATAATATCTCGCATTGTTTTAGATAAAAATTGATTCTCATTGTAATTTATATGCCTAATGATTGTATTTGGTGGGGTGTTTATAATAAATCTTTCGTAAACATAATCAGTGATAAGTCTTGGATTAAATATTATCCAAACTTCACTTCCCTCTTTTCTTATCGTTGGTTCCAGTATCTCCCATTGCTCTTTGGTTAGGTTGTGAGCTTCTTCTATGTATAAAATATCTACATTTTCTGTTGATTTTATTTCATCAATGTTTCTGTTGATCCCATAGAAAAGATATTCGCTTGAAGTGACTGTATTTTTGATAGAGTTGTTTATAATGTTGAAGTTGTCAGATACTCCAAATGCTTCTATTTTATCTTTAATTAAAGTATAAACACTGTCGCTGATCTTGTTTTGGAATTGTCTAACACAAAGGATTTTTAACTTGTATAGATTTGTAATGAAGACTAACCTACCACATGCATCGTGTGACTTTGAAGAGGACCTACCACCATAAAGGACTTTATTTCTGCTTTTCGTTGCCCAAAAGTCTCTGAGTGCTGGATTCATTAAAGGCATTAATTGTATAAGTCCTCTATTGTTAGAGCTTTATTGTCTTGGTTATTTTGATTATTGATTTGTATTTGGCTGTTAGCGTGTCTTTGATTAGTATTGTTTGTAACGCTGGCTTTATCAACTGTCTCTTGCATATTTTTTAAATCACTTGTATCTAAATCAATGTCTACTACATCAAGGCTTTCAGAACTTCCGTTATCTTTGCTGTATTCCTTCACCTTCATAACTACTTGCTTCTTGCCACTATCTAGCATTGTTGAAACTTTGTCTAATATCTTCTCCGTTATATCATAGACTTTTACTCTTTTATTGTCATCAGAGTGTTGCACTTTAAGTCTATATTCTACTGCTTGATTTATTGCTTGTATTTCTGTCGAACTTTTGTCTAACTTTTTGACATTTTCCAAATAGACTTGAGCTTCGACAATATGGGAGTTCTTCGGATCTTCGTTCCCGACTATTTTCCCAACCATTACATCGCTCACTTTGTATAGTTTTGCTAGTGCTATTTTGGTATACTGCCCTGTATCCCATTTCGCCTTCATATTAATTTTTTGTCTTTCTGATAGTTTAGCCATTATTCTAAATCCATCCCTTCTTTAAGCCAAGCTATCTGATTCATTCCCTCTGGAATTGACATGCTTCCACAAGTGAAACATTCAAGTGTGACAATTTCCAACTCTTCGCCGTTGTCGTGTTTTAGATAAACATAGTCAAGCAACTCATCTGTTGCAACTGAAAATGATTTACAAACACCGCAAAAATATTCATGTCCTATGTAGTTTTTATTTGCCACCTATTCCACCTCACACTGAATCGCTATGTTATTTTTTATATATGTTATCTTTTTGTATTGCTCGTATGGCATAGAACATTCTTTTAGCATTACTTCCAGGTTGTGATCTATTTTATTACAGGTACTTTTGATATTTTGCTTTTGTTTCAGCAGTGGGAAGTTTTTGTTGTAGTCATTTATTGCTATCTTGCACAACGTCTGTGCTTGTAGTGATATAGTGATTAGAATTATTAGTAGTTTCATTTTATCCCCTCAATGGAAGCAAGAGATTGAGGCTCTTGCATTGGGCATTATAGCGTAAATTGGCTTCATCCCCATATCCACCTTATTAAAAAAAGAATTGCCGAACCTAATATAATAACCGCTGTTGAAACAGCTTCGTTTTTCTTTTCTCTCCAGTATTTTTTAATCATCTCCCATCCCTCAACATCTGCTTGATCTCTCTCTCTTCACAACTCTCATTGATTTAACGTGTGCTTTGTTTGTTTCTTTAACCTGCTTTGGGTTAGGTGTTGCTATTGGTTGTGTTTTCATTGTTCCCGGCATACTATCTGTCTCCATTTCTCTGTGTTCTGCTCTTTCTTCATCACTCATAATCTCTCCTTAACCTGCATTTCTTATGGCGATAACATAAGACTTTTCCAACCCGACATTACAGTGAGGATATTTTAAAGTTCTTAGTGGGTATGATCTTTTGCACTTAGGGCAACGGTTTATTGTTTTCATCTGTTTTTCCTTTATCTACCCATTCTGCAAATTTAGTAAATCCTATTATTAGCGGAAACATTGCAAATAGTGGAGAGAATCCCAATAATAATTAATCAGGATTTTTAAAATAAAAGCTTAGTGAACATAGCACTATTCCCAATACTGATATAAACGTATTCATATATATTTCTCTTGGATTGTTTTTCATAACTCTTCCCCCGTCATAACATCATTTGCGCTTTCAAAAACCAACTCTGAATCAACAACCTTGTAATATCTTATGATGTTTGTTTTTTTGTCTAAGACTGACACTCCAAAGCCTGTTTTTTCGTGATGGCTTAACGATATGTTTGTGTTATCGTTTTCTAAAGCGTGTTGCATATTGTCGTTGTAGTCGATAAATTTGTCGTCTATTATTAGCTTAACTCCGTTCATTAGTTCTCTCCTAACAACTCAGGATTTTCTTGCAGAGTGCCTATGACTTTTAGGCTTCTAATTTCCATCCAATCAGTTAGCAATGCTCCATCTTTAGAATTGAATTGATAATTAAGTCCATTTTCATTGTAAGTAAAATATCCCTTTTGCCAACCTAAGTCATTTGTAGCAAACTCAACAATAGAACTATCAGCATAAATCTTTTCGCCCTCTATGTCTGTTTTGCCTATGAATGGGAATCTATAAAATTTAGCATTTCCTTGATTGTCAGTAATCATACCAAGATGCCAATCTTTTCTTAATTCTTTAGTATCTGTATTAATTCTTTTAAATACATAATTTCCATCATCATCTAGCTTCTCGTAACCAATATGCTCTAAAGTTTTACCACTATCAAAACTCCAAAATACTACATACTCATTCATAATTAATCCTTTATTTCCAAAATTGTAGCACTTTTAAAAGCTAATGTATTTGACCTATGTCAATTTTTTCTTTTTTAAATCTCCATATAAATCCACCAGCGGTTTTTCTTTCATTCCTGCAAGTATGACCGATATTAGAGCTATAAATTCCTGTTTGTCTTTGTGCTTCCATTGAAGAGTGAAACTCTGCAATAAACTTGTCTTTTCTTGTAAACTGTAAAACTGCTTTGTTAACTTTATTATTTATTCCATTTTTCCTATCGCTCTCGCCTTTGGCTTTATTTACTTTCCAAGTCGTTAATCGAATATTATCAAAAGTGTAAGGCTTGTAATCATTA